GCAGATACGCGTTCCTACGCGTACCTGCTCTATCAGGCAGTGGATGACCAACGTCTGCTATGCAGCGCCACTCATCTGCTCCATTGTGCGAATCACGCACAAGCCTGTCCTGGTAAATCCCAGGGTTGGTATTTCCTAACATCGAGGTTATGTATGGCAAATCGGCGCAATTACTTCGCAACCCGCGACAGCTATACGAGTACGTACAACCCATTAACTGGGAAATGGACGACCACTCCGAAAACTGCCGCAGATCGTGCGAATCGTACTGCTACCGATTATACTCGCAAGAAACCGCGAGGCCGTTGGCTTCCGCCAACTAACTATTCGATGTTAGAGGAAGTGGACATCGTACCAAAAGGCACAGTCACCCAGTACGGCCTATATGGTCCTTCGATTACTGAAGGAGTAACATATGGCGGTACATGTCAGGGTTTCTGTACCGAGGTCTTTGCAAACCTCGGAATCAGTACGACGTTTCCTGCTGATGTTGCTAATCGGGCTCTCCTCAAAGCGCGGCTCAAGGTCAAAGATTCTGATATTAACCTTGCGCAAGCGTTTGCGGAGCGAGCACAGACAGCAGCGTATGTGGCAGAAACACTTAACCGTATGTCCGGTATCATCAAGGCATTCAAGAAGAGGAATTTTGGCGCTCTGAGGCGTTACTTCAGAGGCGATATTCCTTCCAAGATGCTGAAAACGTTAACGGACGAATGGCTTAAGTTGCAGTATGCCCTAAGGCCTTTGATGTCGGATATTCACGGGGCAGTAACTAGCCTCGAGAAGACTCCTTATGACGAATACATCGTCACCGTCAAGGCGACTTCAAAGCGACTAATCAAAGATAAGGTCTTTGTAGACAAGCCGACGAATGGGAGCCACAATGCTCACTATTCTGTCGACGTTGACTACGCGGCCAAGTCGTTTGTCAGGATTGATTTACAACCTGAAAACGCGGCTTTGATTATGGCGGCGAAGTTAGGATTTACTAATCCTGCGTACTTAGCTTGGGAATTAACCAAGCTCTCGTTCGTGGTCGACTGGGCACTTCCTCTGGGAGATTATTTCTCCCAGTTTGATGCGCTCGCCGGCTGGAACGTGAAGGGCTATAGTCAGAGTAATCTGTTGAAGATCTCTGCTAAGCCTGCAGGCCACGGTTTTACCATTCCGGGTTCTTATCCTTGTGCAAGTAATTACAAGGGTTCGTACTTCCGGGTAAGTCTTGGTAGAACTTGTGGGGCGACGGTTCCTTTTGCGACACTTCCGAGTGTCAAGAATCCGTTCAGTAAATCCCATATCATGTCAGCCCTGGCCTTGCTACGCCAGGCGTGCGCATGATCGATGCACCTTAAGACAATTCCGTCTTAGGGAGACACCAAGGTCGCTGGGTTTACCGGCCGCCTCTAGTGAATCGAAGGAAGGCACAATGCCTGCTGTTGCTGCGCTCACCATCGCTGATGGTGCATCCACTCCTGTCAATCGCACGTTCGCGTTTGGCGGCTTCGTTGGGCAAGTTGCTAAGTGGTTCGAAAAGACCTCTGGTGTGGCCATTGGCTACATCAAGGTAACTGACGAATACCGCGAAGCAAAGAGCTCGACTGGCGCCAATTCCCGAATCTTCGGCTATGAACTGCCGACGCTCGGAACTGTGAACGGTGTGACGACTCGAGTCCGTGTGAGTTCTGCCCAAGTTCGAATGAACTTTGCCCAGGACGCGACGGACCAGGAGAAGAAGGACTTGGTGGCTTATGTTATCAACCACCTGTCCAACGCGACTGTGCGTCCGGCCATTTGGGGCCAGGAGCCCTTCTACTGATAAAGTAGAGGGTGACTGGCCTACATGGCTAAGACAAACAGTGGGAATCAAAGCAACGATTCCCTTTCGCAAAAGCTCCTGGATCTCCCTATGGGAGTCTTGGCTATCGGAGGTTCTCTGTGGCTAATTTCCGTCCTCGCCCTCTTAGGAGGGCTCACGTTGCTTGTGCTCCGCCCATCGCTCGTGT